CATCATATGAAGCCATATCAATCCCAACTCTGCTGTAAGAATTGGGAGCCATATAAGACTGATGTACTGCTGCTACCCAATGAATGGAAAAAATTCGGGCAACAATCTGGAAATCAATAGGGCCCGCGGTAAAAAGCCGCGTTTCCCCATTTTCACATTTCTCGATTGCTCGCAGTTCGTCTTTTAATTGGCCAGCCCATGGAGATGGGAAGGCCTCGCCTTTCAACCAACACTCAATACGACGTCGAATGCTTTCTTTCAGATCAGCATCTTCCACGAACCATCGTTCGTCGTCAGTGTTAATATAAAATGTCTTTCCAGGCTTCGCGCCAATTCGACGCGTCCACGGATAACCCGATGAGGATGACATATTCATCGGACCGTAGAGGACATTATTAGAACCTTCTTCTGGGCGGCCTTGTAAGACCAAATCCCAGGAAACCACACCAATATTTTCCTTGGTGGGAGGCATATACACTATGTCATAATGAGAATCCGCCTTTTGGATCTCAGCTACGACTTTGGGATTGATATCCCTTGATTTTATGGCGAATTTGTTAAACGCCATTTCCAAAGGAGAAAATTCTCCTGTCAGTCGTGGATCATGTGCTGATAGTGGAGCTGGTTCTTTGGTATGTTTCTCCACTAGATCAAAGATCTTAGTTTTTCGCAACTTAGTGAGCGTCGATTGGTGAGGACCATCGATAGCTACTCCTAAGAATGCCTGCTCTCCTGAGACTCGAATAGTTGGTTCTGTCTCCTCTAGAGCTTCAGTTCTCCCTGGAATTGTAATGGGAGAATAATTTTCGAGATGTTCTAACTGCAATAATGGCTGCTTATAAGCATATCCTTCCAAAAGGTGTCGGCTCAGTGTTTCCACGTAGCCTCCATCAATATCGAATTTGCCTGCAACGTGAATACCCATCACCTTGTGGGCGATAGTTACATCACGTGCAATAAGCACTGAACCACAATTTCCTGCTTTTGTTGGGATCTTGTGCCAGTAGCCGTTTTGACAATCATAAGTATTCCCTAAAGGATCCTTATATTGTTGTCGCTCTATTCCAACTCTCTTTCGCTCTGTCACCCGACGTGCTTCTCCCTGTTTCCAGAGGTAGGCTGTAGGGGTGACTCCAACTAAACAAACCTGAATGTTCTCTTTTAGAACATCACTCTCTGATGGAAAGTGTTTAAGGATGTTTCTGTAAGGAGGAATAGACTCTGGGCAATGTATTATTGCCGCATCTCGAGACCCGATTCGTTCTATTCGGGTCAAATCCACATGAAAGTCTCCAGCCACCCCAAAACCAATTTCTGCGGTTCGCGGGGCTCTAATGAAGAGTTTCATGTTTTCTCTGGCAAGTCGAGCGAAATGCCAGGGGACAAGGAG